ATGAAGGCGATATGATGAGTACTCGTTTAATTACATGGGACTTAGAGTTTACTGCAAAAGGATATATTTGGCCAATTCTTAAAACTGGTAAAGTTATTCGTCAGGCCAATACCAATATATACTTACAAGGTGATAATCTTGTATCAAATGGTTACTCATATGTAACAAATAATCTTGTATCAGGACTTATTACACTTCCTGACCCATACGATGCGATGCCTGATGATGAATTTGGTTTCTCAGAAGAAATTCAAGGTGAAACTTACCTTGTTGCAAATACAGGTGAGTATATTTTAACCGAAGATAATTTAAAAATAAGAGTTTAAAATGCCAAGTAAAAATATAAATCAACTTACTGCATTGGATGTTGTAGCATCTAATCTATCAAATACACTTTTTGTTGTATATGATAGTGAAACAGGCACAACAAAAAAGGCCACGCTATCTCAAATTGATACTGCAATAGAGAGGTCAATTCAAAATGTATCATCTGCGGCAGTATATGCTAATGCTGCATTTATGGCTGCTAATACTGCAAATGTTAAATTACAATCAGCATATGATGTTGCTAACACACTATTTAATGCCACAGCTTACGCAAATGTGGCAGCAATTACTGCAAATACTATTTCTACGATAGATTTAGTTTCATCAAATACTGTTGTAGCAAATAATGTAATTATTAGTGGAATATTAGATGTTGATGGAGTACAGTTAGTTTGGCACGCACCACCAACAACTTCTAAAGGATCTTCTGGTGATGTTGCAGGCTTGATTGCAATCGATAATGATAAACTTTATCGTTGTGTTGGTACATATGATGGTACTACAGACATTTGGAGATTTATAAACTTTACTGGTGGTACTTGGGGTTAATAATTGAAAAAGATTAATGAAAAGTTGTCCGATATTCTTGATGTGGAACCAATAGAGGTAACTTCTGCTGTCACCGAGGTAGTAGAAGTTACCGATCCTATCCAAAACGATGCAGACTTTGCTCGTAAAAATATTCGACAATTAATTGATAAAGGTAATGTGGCTATGGACAATCTTTTGCATGTGGCAAAAGAATCTGAACATCCAAGAGCCTATGAAGTGGCAGCCAACATGTTAAAAAATTTGGCAGAAATGAATAAAGATTTGATGGAAATACAAAAAAGAAAACGTGACTTAGAACCAAAACAATCTAAAGATGTAAACATTGATAAAGCAGTATTCATTGGTTCTACCGAAGATTTAATTAAAATGATCAAAGCGAATAAGTAATGGCAGAAGAAGGTTACCTAGGTAACGCAAGTTTAAAAAAACCTGGCACAGAAATATCCTATACGCAAGAGCAGTTAATTGAAATTGCTAAGTGTATGGATGACCCCGTATATTTTATTCGAAACTACGTTAAAATTGTGAACGTAGATAAAGGTCTTGTGCCTTTTGATATGTGGAATTTCCAAGAAGATATGGTTCGAGATTTTCACCAGAACCGTTTCTGTATTGCAAAGATGCCTCGACAGGTTGGTAAAACTACTACAACAGTTGGTTATATGTTGTGGTGTGTTTTGTTTAATGATAACTATTCAATTGCAATTTTGGCCAATAAAGGGTCATTGGCTCGTGAAATCCTTGGTCGTATACAATATGCCTATGAATATCTACCTCTTTGGATGCAACAAGGTATTTTAGTTTGGAATAGAGGTAATATAGAACTTGAAAACAAATCTAAGATTTATGCATATGCAACATCAGGAGCTGGTGTGCGAGGCGGTACTTACAATCTAGTATTCCTTGATGAGTTTGCTTTCGTGCCAAACAATATTGCAGAAGAATTTTTCACATCTACTTACCCTGTAATTTCTTCTGGTAGCACAACAAAAGTTATTATTGTTTCTACACCAAATGGTCTTAATCTTTTCTACAAAATGTGGAAAGATGCCACAGAAAAAAGAAGTTTCTACAAACCTATTGAAGTTCATTGGTCTATGGTACCAGGCCGTGATCAAAAATGGAAAGAAGAAACGATACGCAACACTTCTGAAGAACAGTTTAGACAAGAGTTTGAAACTGAGTTTATTGGTTCTACCGCAACACTTATCTCTGCGGCTAAACTTAAATCGTTGACCTATGAAACTCCTATAGAATCATCTGATGGTTTTGACATTTATGAATACCCTAAAAAGAACCACATGTATGTCATTACGGTTGATAGTTCAGAGGGTGTTGGTCTAGATTACTCAGCGTTTTCAATTATTGATGTGACTCAGATACCTTATGTGCAAGTTGCAAAGTACCGAAGTAACCAGATACCTACTCTGATCTATCCTACATTAATTTATTCGGCTGGTATGAGATACAATGAGGCCTTTATTTTGGTGGAAACAAATAATATTGGTCAACAGGTGGTGGATATTCTTCACCATGACCTAGAATATGACAATATTTTCAAACTCGAACACCATAATATCAAAGGGCAACATATATCGGCAGGTTTTAAAAGGTCTGTTTCTTTTGGATTGAAAACTACGGTATCGGTCAAGAAAATTGGATGTGCGAACTTTAAAGCGATGATTGAAAGTGACAAGTTGATACTCAATGATGGCGATACTGTCACCGAATTATACACATTTTCAAGAGATAAAGACACTTATAGAGCCGAAGAAGGTAATCATGATGACTTAGCAATGACTATGGTAATGTTTTCATGGTTAGCCGCACAAAGTTTCTTCAAAGAAACTACAAATAGTGACATTCGCCGCAGATTAGTTGAAGAACAGAACCTTTTAATCGAAGAAAATTTATCACCTGTTGGGTTTATGGACAACGGATTGCCACCAGAAGAAGTAGATGACGGTAGAGATAGATGGTCTTTTGTTAAGGATCGTGGTTATCCTTCTTCAATTTTATAAAAACATAAATACTAGATAAAAAAATGCACGATTCAGCCTGAAAAAAAGGAGATTAAAACATGGCTTTTCAACTATCACCAGGCGTGAATGTATCAGAAGTTGATTTAACAACTGCTATTCCTTCTGTTTCCACTACTATTGGTGCTTTTGCTGGCGACTTTCAATGGGGACCTGTAAATGAGATCGTTTCTGTTGGTAATGAGGTTCAACTAGTTGACAGATTTGGTAAACCAGATAGTAATACATTCACAAGTTTTTTTACAGCCGCAAACTTTTTACAATACTCAAATGATTTGCGTGTCGTAAGAGCTGTAGGTTCTACTGCTAACAATGCTACTACAACTGGAACACCAGTTCGTATTGAAAACCGTGGAGATTATGAACAAAATCATTCTTCAGGTTCAGGTACTGCTGCGCAATTTGCTGCAAAATATCCAGGTACTTTAGGAAATTCTCTTAAAGTTTCTATGTGTGATGCAAACACAGAATTAATAACAACTTGGTCTTACAGACTTTCATTTGATTCAAATACTTCTACTTCAAATTATGTAGCTAATAATAATAGCAATAATGACTTAGCAAATGATGAAATTCATATGGTTGTTATTGATACTACAGGTAGAATTAGTGGTACCGCCAATACAATTTTAGAAAAATTTGCTTTTATGTCTAAAGCATCAGATGCTAAAAATGATGATGGTTCTACAAATTATTATAAAGATGTTATCAATAATAAATCTAAGTACATTTGGTGGTTATCACATCCATCATCAGGTACAAATTGGGGTAGACCAGCTACTGATAATATAATTTATACAAATTTATCTTCAACTGATTTTAGTTTATCTGGAGGAGTTTCGCAATCTCCAAGTGATGGAAACCGAAATACGGCATATGCTTTGTTTGAAAATCCAGATTCAATTGATGTTTCACTAATTATGGCAGGTGCAACAAATGGAACAACTGTACCTACAAATTTAATGAATATTGCTACATCAAGAAAAGATTGTTTAGTTTTTGTATCTCCAAATAGTGCAGATGTAATTGATAATGCTGGAGATGAAGCAAATGATATTCAAACATGGGTTGATGGTTTTACAGACAGAAATTCTTATGCAGTAATTGATTCAGGATGGAAATATCAATTTGACAAATATAACGATACTTATCGTTGGGTTCCTTTAAATGGTGATATAGCAGGTCTTTGTGCTAGAACAGATTTAGAAAGAGATCCATGGTTTTCACCAGCCGGATTAAATCGAGGTCAAATTAAAAATGTAATTAAACTCTCTTGGAATCCAACTCAATCACAAAGAGATAATCTTTATAGATCTGGTGTTAATCCTGTTGTTACTTTCCCAGGTGAAGGTACAATTCTTTATGGTGATAAAACATTTGTTTCAAAACCATCTTCATTTGACCGTATTAATGTTCGCCGACTGTTTATTGTTTTAGAAAAAACAATTGCTCGGGCAGCTCGCTCTTCGTTATTTGAATTTAATGATGATTTTACAAGAGCACAATTTATTAATCTTGTAGAACCATTCTTGCGTGATGTTCAAGGTCGCCGAGGTATTTTTGATTTCCGTGTTGTATGCGATAATACTAACAATACACCTGAAGTCATTGATCGCAACGAATTTATTGGTGATATTTACATTAAACCTGCTCGTTCCGTTAACTTTATTCAACTTAATTTCGTTGCAACAAGAACAGGTGTTGCGTTTGACGAAATTGTTGGACGCTTCTAAATAGAGAGATAGGAGAAAAAAATGGCATTTAATGTAAATCAGTTCCGCTCTCAAATGACAGGAGATGGTGCTCGCCCAAATTTATTTGAGGTGACTTTACCGTTTCCTGCCTTCTCAGCACCAGGAACAGCACAACAAAAAACCACATTCATGGCTCGTAGCGCACAGTTACCAGGTTCAACACTTGGTATTGTACCTGTAAATTACTTTGGCCGTGAATTAAAATTTGTTGGTAATAGAACATTTACTGACTGGACTATTAATGTAATTAACGATGAAGATTTTGTTATTCGTAATGCTTTTGAAAGATGGATGAACGCTATTAATAGTCACTCACTTAATGTTCGTAACCCAGCAGCACAAACACCAGTTAATTATAGTGTTGATGGTGGTGTTACACAATATGGTAAAGCAGGTAATGTTTTGAAGAAATACAAATTTGTAGGAGTATTTCCAACCGACTTAGCTCCAATCGAACTTGATTGGGGTTCAAACGATGCGATTGAGGAATTTACAGTAACTCTCACCTATCAATGGTGGGAATCTGTGGAAGACGCTGTGGTATAAGAGTAGGGGATTTTCCCCTACTTTTATTTTTTTAGGATGATTGAATAATGGCAATAAAACTTTTCGGGTTCACATTCGGGCAGAAGGATGTTGTAAGGGTTGAAAACCCACAACAGTCCTCTTTTGCACTTCCAACTGAAGCATTAGAAGATGGTGCAGTTACCATCACACAAAATGCTCACTACGGTACATATATTGATTTAGAAGGTTCTATTCGCAACGAATTAGAACTAATTACTCGGTACCGTGAAATGGCAAATCATCCAGAATTAGAAATGGCAATTGATGAGATCGTCAACGAAGCCATTACACAAGACAATGATGGCACTTGTGTTGATATTAATATGGACAAATTGAAACAACCAGAATCCATTAAGAAAAAAATTAAAGAAGAATTTGATAACATTCTTCGCATGATGAACTTTAATAATTTATCATCAGATCTTTTCAAACGTTGGTATATTGATGGTAGAATTTATTACCATATTGTGGTAGATAAAACAAATCCAAAAGAAGGCATACAAGAACTTCGATATATTGACCCACGTAAGATTCGTAAAGTACGTGAGATACAAAAAGATAGAGATCCGCAAACAGGTGCAATGGTGATTAAATCTATTGCCGAATATTATGTTTACAATGATCGTGGTACAACTACACAAACTTATACTGCTCAAGTAAGCACGGGACTTCGTATTGCACCAGAAGCTGTATTGAATACAAATTCTGGTTTAATGGATGCAAAAAATACTTTTGTTATTTCTTATCTGCACAAAGCAATAAAACCTCTTAATCAATTAAGAATGATTGAAGATGCAGTAGTTATTTACCGTATTTCTAGAGCTCCTGAGCGCCGCATATTTTACATCGATGTAGGTAATTTACCAAAAGGCAAAGCAGAACAATATTTGCGTGATATTATGGTCAAGTATCGCAATAAAATGGTTTACGATGCTGAAACCGGCCAACTGCGTGATGACCGTAAACACATGTCGATGCTTGAAGATTTTTGGTTACCACGCCGTGAAGGTGGAAAAGGTACAGAGATTACAACATTACCTGCTGGACAAAACTTAGGTGAAATGGAAGATGTTAAATACTTCCGTAATAAATTATTAAACGCATTGAATGTTCCGATTAGCCGTCTAGAACCACAAGGTGGTGGTCTGATTGGTGTTGGTCGCAGTACAGAAGTGACCCGTGATGAAGTTAAGTTTATGAAGTTTATTGGTAGACTTCGTAACAAATTTACACAGTTATTTGATGATGCATTACGTGTTCAGTTAGTACTTAAAAACATCTGTACACAAGATGAATGGGATGAATTTAAAGAATATATCTATTACGATTTTAGAAAAGATAATAACTTTACAGAATTAAGTGAAGTAGAATTAACTAGAGAAAGATTAAATCTTTTAACATTAGTTGATCCATTTGTAGGTAGATATTATTCGCAACAATGGATTAAAAAACATGTATTAAGATTTACTGATGAAGAAATAAAACAAATGGATAAGGAACTACAAGATGAAAGCGAAAACCTCCCCGAAGCCCAACAAGGCCCCGTTCTCGGTGCCAACCAACCCCAAACAGAAGGGGTTTCAGCAA